TTAACAATTCATGTTCTAACCACATCTGACCTGTCTGTGGTAGTGGCCAAATATTACCACCATAATTGTATGTTGCTACTGTTTCTGGATCTTCACAGGCAGCAAGGATACTTAATCTATTTTGAGTATGAACTTCTAAAAAATTTTTAGACAAAAAAAATGACCTTAATAGGTCAACAGTCTCACTATATTTTTTAGGGTCAATCAGTGCAGTCATTATCTTAGGACAAACTGATTTATTTAGACATCAATCTTTTTCTATTTTGTCAGGACATAACAACGATTCAGCTAGTGCTCTTGCGGATGCATTAGCATCACATAACTTCTTCATCCAGATCCTTTCATCTAAGGTGACTGGTAAGCCATCATCTGTCATCATTCTGCAACAGATATCAGTAAGTTCTAAGCGATAATTAGTGCTTAACATAGTCCAATAAACCAATCTATAAAGTACTCTTAACATGTTGTATAGCCTTAGGTAGAAGATAATATTCTCTTCTTTGAATTGCTTTAGTGAGTGTATCAATATCATCACCAGGAAGAATAGGAACTTCTGATTGTAAAATTACTTCACCACCATCAAGTTCTTCATTCACGTAATGAACACTAACACCAGTCATGTTATCACCACTATCTAGTGCTCTTTCAATAGCATGCAATCCTTTATACTTTGGAAGCATAGATGGATGAAGATTTATAATCCTACCAGGAAATTCATTGATTAACTTGGGAGTTATTATTCTCATCCATCCAGCAAGGACAATAAGATCTACCCTCCATGCTTGCATGATCTGAATAATAGTATCTTCACTCTTACTACTGATCTGGGTGTGGGGTATTCCCAATTTCTCTGCTCTCTTAGCAGCACCACATTTCTTTTTGTTGTGTACCATCACAACAACTTCATCTTCTCTACAGGTGCGAACAATATTTTCAAAGTTTGTTCCGTTGCCAGAACACATAACACCAAGTCTCATAAGGGTCTTCCGTCCTTATCAAGTAAACCCAATTTTTTTATCTGGGCAAAGTTAGACTTCTGACTTCTCTTAATCTTCTTATACTCTTTAAGAAGTTTATCTACTTCAGAGTTTAATATATTAACTTTTAATTCGTTAACGTCTTCTTGTGTGTTTGCAAAACCAACAGACTTCTCATCAGGAGGATTCTTTTCTTGGTTATCAAGATATTCATTTATCCCTTCCTGAATCTCATCTCTAATGAGTTCCTCTATCTGAGCCCTAAGTTCCGCATCCGTTGGTTCATTCATCTTTTTTTCCTCGCTTTCTTTTGTGGAGGTTGTTTAAGTCCCCACAAATTAGGTCTGATTGTACCAGCTCCATAATCAATTGTCTTTAGAGAACCTTTTCCATACCTATCATAATACATATCAAAAATATTTGCCATCTTCTCCGATCGAGTCACATCTAGATGTTCTTTACCATCAATAAGATAGGTTACATTAAATGCATCGGTAGGAAGTTTTTTATCACCTGCCTTATCCAGAGTGGTTTTCTCTAAGATAACCTCACATGAATAATCAGATGCTTTAAAAGGAGGTTCTGCTTTTTTCTGTTCTTCCTCTGACACTTTCTTCTCTGTCTTAGTCGTCATGATTGATTTACGTAAGTACGATCACCCCATACAATGTCAGGATAAGCTTCCTTAACCATCTCCAAAGTAACTTTATACTTGTCAGAAAGTCTCTTATCTTTTACAAGACATATAAGATCTGCTTCTCTAGGATGAAGACCTTCAAGCATCTGAACAAACATAGACTCTCTACGGAGACCATTCAGTCCATCATTACCACCCTTAATAAAGTGATAAAGATTCTTCCACTCCCTTCTTAATGAAGTATGATCTGTTCCCTCAGGTACATCATTAGGTTTATAAGGTACAGGTCCATCAGGTAAAGCAGAAACTACACTAGGATCAAAGTTCCATATAAGAAGTGCAGTTAATGCATCATCCCTATAGTGTTGAAGAACTTCAACCTTCTTTGCTTTTGATCTCTGCTTGTGTACTACTTCTAGTATCTCAGTCATAAAAGGATTAGGTGGAAGTTTCTCCACCTGCCAATTACTCGTCTTCGTTGTCTTCGTCGTTGTCATAATTGTTTTCAATTCTTAAGGCTAAAATTTCATCAGGAACTAAATGTCCATTTTCATCGAACATTTCTGGATGAGTATACACTACTTGAGGTGTGGTTTCATAAGAATGTTGTCTTGCCATCCATCCTATCATACCTCCTACTAATAATGCAAGTAACGATACTACAGTCGTTAAGGTCAGAGTTACTATGGTCATTTCCACGATACTTCTCCAGAGATTTACTTTTTGATTATGTCCAGTGACAGAGTAATCTCTCTACCAAAGAAAGAAAACTTGACCTGAAAAGTTTTGGACTTGGGTTTCTTCCTCCTATTACGTAATAATAATTCTACACCTCTGTTAATCTCCAGAGGTTTGTCTTTATTTAGATCCTTTTTTGCGTCTTCCTGGTCGTCTTTCATGCTGATACCTCACTGCATCTTGAAGAATGCCATACAAATACATTTTTATTTTACGTGCTTTAGGTTTAGGAATATGTCCATATGCCTCACGTAATTGTTGATGATTACTATCTCTTCCTCCTTTGATATACTCTTCAAGTTCTAATACTTCATCAGCAAGTTCTTTTGCAGTAGAACTATGAAGGAAAGCATCAACCTCTATCTTTGTTGTCTTACGCCATTTTAAAAACTCATAAAACTTAAGAGTCATCTTCCCTTCAAAGGCTAATTCAAGAGCCTCTTCAATCATTTCATATACATTTTCAAAATCGTCTTTCATTAGACTAATTTATTTTCCTTTAGGTACTGTACAGTTTCGGTACAACCCCCAAGATTCTCAGTATTCAATACTACTTGAGGAAAGGTAGAACCTTCACCGAACTGATCATAGAAACTCTGCCTATCAAAGTCCCTATCGAGTTTATATATGACATGCTTAAGTTCAGCAAGTTCTAATACTTCTTTAATCTTGGTGCAATAAGGGCAACCATCACGCGAATACACAGTAAAATTCATTAGATCTGACATGTGATATTTAAAAATTTTATTTAGTCTTCTCCCTCATCTCGGAGATGTTGGTTGAGAAGATAGAACCATACTACACCCAGAACCAAGATAAGCGCAACCCTTATAGAACTGGGTGATGTATCGATCATAACAAGATAGCACCTATAATGAATCCCTTAGCAAACGCAATACAAGTTACTTGATAGTCAGTCCATCCAAACTTATCTTGACACTTTTTAATGAGTGCCTTGTCCCATTCAACTACTTTGTCGAATCCTGCTTTAACTTTGTTCATTGTTAACCTCCTACTAGTTTCTGAACATCAGTCCAGTCCTTATCAAATTGATCCAATCCTTTATCCGTTAAGACATGATTGTACATTTTAGCAAAGACTGTTGGTGGTATAGTTACTATGTTAGCTCCATAAGCAAAAGACTGAGACACACTCTTAACATCTCTAATAGATGCAGAAAGAATCTTAGTCTTATTCACACATTGTACTTTGTATATATCATTAATGGATTGTATAAGGTCTAATCCAGTGATAGAATTATCATCCAACCTGCCTACAAATGGTGAAACATAAGTAGCACCTGCCTTAGCAGCCAGAATCGCCTGTGCTGCGTCAAATATCAAAGTAACATTAACATTAATCTCATCATCTGAAAGCATCTTACAGACTCTTAGACCGTCTGGTGAGCAAGGAACCTTAACAGTACATGCAGGCCCAAACTTATAATAGAGTCTGCAACCTTCATTATACATGGTATCAATATCACCCACTACTTCCATACTAATATCTTGTACACCAATCTTAATAATTTGTTGATATACTTCTTCAGGATCCCTTCCACTCTTCATGATAAGAGTTGGGTTTGTTGTTACACCATCAATCAATCCAGTAGTAAAATACTTTTCTATAAGAGATGTATCTGCGGTGTCTAAAAAGATTTGCATAAAGTTATATGATTCGTAATGGTATATATTGTACCATGAAAAAATCCCCCTGCAAATGAGGGGGATTCCTAATATTTAATTGGACTTGGACTAAACTAGAACCTCCTTACAGATTCGTTTACATATGCTTGACGTGTCATCACACTCGATGAGGCACTGAAAATAATCATTTACTGCGGCATCAGGATCGTTTGTTTCTACTTCGGTGTCCCAACCCGCTAATTGATTATAGGATACTAGATTGTGCATTGATGACCTCCACTCTGTTTACTTGAACACATAACCAAAAGGTCTGGTTACATCTTGTTTTCCTCAAGTCTACTACTATTTAGTCAGAATATCAACACAAAGTAGGTTCGGGTTTACAAAAATAAATGCCTACGTATTTCTACTCAAAGGTCGTAAGGTCCCTATACTTCTTATATAATTCACCCATCTTCGGTTCAGTAGCTCTAGACTTCCACATCTGTCTTAAGATAAGTTCCATATCATCCATCGGAACTACAACAGATAAAGATCCATTAGTGTATGGAGGAACCGGTCTGTTATCTTCTTCTGATAATACTACTTCCATTATCTATCCTCCCCCATTACTGAAATAATAATTCTATTATTTTCATAGTCAGCCCTAAACTCCAAGTCCACATCATTAGGCCACATCAACTCTTCATACAAAGCATTAAGGCGATCCATGTCTTCCCATAGATCATTGATATGTTGAGGTAAATCTTCGTCCATTATGTATCTTCCTTTTCCTTATTTATTCTTCTTGGTACCTGAATAGTCCAAGATCCACCATCCAAATCAACCATCTCAAAATTCTCCTCAAAATATTTCTTTCTTTCTTTTGCTTCCTTCTCCATTCTAGTTAATTCAGCCTCACGTCCTGGTTTAGGTTGAGTGTCTCCATACTCAGGGATCTGAAAACCAAATGACTGACACTCTTCTGAATCAGAGAGATCAATGTTACACTCTTCTGCATACTCCCAGATAGCAGTATCAACCTGCCCAAAGAGAGAATCAAAAGTCATTCTCTTTCTCAAATCATTTGCAATATTATCTACGTGCTCATCTGCTAGGTCAATTCCACATGGTCTTGCTTTGACCAATTTGTTAAGATCAATAACGATCTTACAGTCATTGTAAATGCACATAATTAAGCAAACTCTTTTAGTTTTTGTAAGATGTACTTGTATGCTTCTACTATATCACCTTCATCCTTTCTAAACAAGTCCTTATCAAAACTTATCTTTGTTCCTTCTTTCCAGAGTCGCATACTGTCAGGTGATAGTTCATCAGCCAAGAGTAAATTTTGTCCAGAATCATAACCAAACTCCAATTTAAAATCAACAAGTGTAAGACCCATCTCACGAAAGGTTTTTAATAGTACAGCATTAACTTCCCTTGCCTGTTGTTCTAGATCGCTCAGGGGATAGTCACCCATCAACCTGATACGATCCTCTGTAAGTAAGGGATCATCTTTCTCATCATCCTTTAGATAATACTCAACCAAAGGCCAATTAATAATTCTACCTTCTTCAAGTGTTGTCTGTCTGACTATAGAACCAGCGGCAACATTCCTTACCACAACTTCTATTGGAATAATCTCCACTCTCTTACAACACATTGCCCTGTGAGTAGGCATACTAACGTAGTGAGTTCTTATTCCATACTTTTCCAATAGTTGAAAAAGAAATTCAGAAATCTCACAACAAACCGCACCTTTACCTTCAGGGTAATCAATCTTCTTACCATTACCAGCAGTTACCTTGTCCTCATATTGTATAAGAACTTCATCAGGTTTATCAGTACTGAAAACAGTCTTTACCTTTCCTACAATGAATTCTGTATCAGACATATCAATGAGGGTTATACCAATTCATCAGAACAACTGTACCAATGATGCCAATTACAGCACCAAGGCCTAACCAAGAGAGTACCGCCATAACCTTTTGAAAGAATAAATTTATTCTACCTCACCAGTCAGGATATGTCCAGTCCCCTATGTCAGTTTTCCTACTGGTCTTTACTCTTATTATAGTACAGTCCTTACATTCATAGGAATATGAGGATAAAAGATTCATATTCTTACGAGTCCGATAATATCCATTGAGAAGATTCTTCCGTTCACCACAAACTCTACATACCCTTTCTTCTAGCAGTAAATGAGCAAGTTTTAATTGTTCGTCTAATTCCACGCATTAAAAAAGACCCTACACTAGTTAGGGTCTTTTAAATTATTCAGTTATATTAACCGATAGCAGGAGCAACGAGTGCAACTTCAGTGATCTCAGCAGCTGCTAAGTCCAAAGGAAAGTTGTGAGCGTTTCTTTCATGCATAACTTCCATACCAAGGTTTGCTCTGTTAAGAACATCACCCCATGTAGGAACAACCTTACCATTAGCATCTATGATACTTTGATTAAAGTTAAACCCATTCAGGTTGAAAGCCATCGTACA